CACAAGTACCCCCCCCCCCGCAAAAAAAAAAGTTTGATTTTCGGGGGCCTCGATCCGCCGCCGAGCCGTTTCAAAATATTCCTTGTCGAGCTCCCCGCCGATAAATCTCCGCCCTGTTTCCATACACGCGACGCCCGTCGTCCCGGAGCCCATGAAGAAGTCCAGCACGACCCCACCCGCCGGGACGATCTCGACAACCTGTTTCATAAGGGCGAGGGGCTTTTCCGTTTGGTGGTATCGTTTGGCCGTCGGGACGTTCCCATAGGAGAAAAGGCCGTCCAGGACCCCGACGCCGCGCTCCAGAGGCAAGTCCCCGTTGCTCCCCCATACGATATACTCGCATTGATTTTTGAATCTCCCCATTTGAGGCCGGGAGCTTTTCTTGTCCCATACCGCGATCCCGCGCCATATCCACCCGGCCATTTGTAGGGCGTCCGCTACTGCGGGCAAATTCCTAAAGTCGATAAAGACACAACAAACGCCCTGGTCTTTCGTTTTCAGTCTTGCGGAAAACAGGAGCTCGCGGAGAAATAGGGTAAAGCTCCTCATATCCATATTGTCACCCGTGAAAGACTTGTCTTTCCCAAACTCGGAGCCCGAGCGGCAATATTTTTTATAGGTGTCTCCTTTCCTCATGGTGGAGAATGTCCCGCCGCTGGAATAGGGCGGGTCGATAATCACGCCGTCGACCTCCCGCTCCTGGAGCTCCTCCAGCACTCGGAAACAATCCCCGCAATAGAGGCGGGCCCGCTCCGTTGTTATGCAGTCCATAACGTCCTCACTCCCCGGCCTCCAGGTCACAAGAGCGGGTTTCGCTCCTGGAGACCTTGATCTTGCCCTTGCTGGTAATGGAGAATTTCGCCTTACACTGGCCCCGGATATTGAGGGACGCCGAGGAAATCGGTCCCCGGGCGATCAGTTCCACCACGCGCTCCAGGAGTTCGATCGCTCCGTCCCCGGCGATCGGCTTAAAGCCGAGGTCCTCGGCTCCCTCGCCGAAAAGGCGGTTGACGCGGCTCTGTGCGTCCTCGATCTGTTCAGCAGTACGGCGGGCCGTCCGAGCGCTCGGGCAGGAGCAAACCTCCGTCGCGGTCTCGTCCGCCGCCGCCTGGGACGGATGGGGCCCCACCTCCTGGAGCTGGCCGCAATACCTACACGCCCCGGTCGTGACAGCAAAGGCGACGCCGATCTCCGGCTTGCGGTTCTCCACGGCCTCCGGGCAGTCACAAACACGGGTCGCGGCGGCGTTGGCCGTTTTCTGTGTGGGATAACCGCCGCCCTTTGCGCCCTCCAGGGTGACGCCCCACTCCCGCCCGCAATAGTTACACTTGCCGAGGGTGAAGGAGCCGACCCCCTCGTCCTCCTGGGCGGCGGACGGGTCTTTCTCCCCGTCCCCGTCGGCGGGTTCCTCCCCGGGCGGATCGTCCTCCGCCACGGCGAGCCCCTCCAGGTATGCGGAGAGGTCCCACTCCTCCTGGATCAACCGTTCCTCCTCAATATCAAGATTGTTTGATACCTTCGTTTCGGCGTCAAAATTAGCGATCGCGCCGCGGCGGGAGCGGATCGCCGCGAGCTTTTCCCGGGCGCGGTCTGCTGTGGTAGGTGCCGGGGCTCCGGCGTCCTCCAGGGCGTGGCGGAGTTCCGCCTCCTCTCTTGCAAGCTCCGCCTGTTCGGCGTCCAGGGTGGCGTCCTCCTCCTGGAGGGCGGCGCGGTCGTTCGGGTCCACCTTGTCCCGGCCCTCGAAATTGAGATAGGTCAGCTCCCGGCGGCGGTTGTCAATCCTGATTAACCGATCTTGCACTTCGGCGAGGCGGGCCCGGTCCTGGTTGATCGCGGCGATCATGCGCTCGTGATCCTCCGGGCTCATGTCCCCGGCGTATGTAAAATAGTTGGAGCCCTCCTCCGGGCTGGGCGCGTCGGAGTAGGGGAGCGCCCCGGCCTCTCCGGCCTCCGCCGCGGCCTTTGTGACGGCCTCCAGCGTGATAGACCAAACGGCGACATTTTCGTTATAGATGGGCTCGACCTTACTCACGACGGCAAAGCGTCGGGCCGCCTCCTCCGGCATGGATACCGGGGAGGACCACTTATAGGAGGTCTGTCCCTCCGCAACGGTGGAATCCGCCGCGAGGATCACGCGGTCCGAGGGCTCCCCGTTCGCCGGGTTCTTGAGGCGGGCCCACGGCTCCCGGAGGAAAACAATGTCCCCGGTGTTGACGGGCGGGTCGAACACGTTCCCGGAATCGAGGAGCGGCTCTGCGTCCACGTCCGCAACGTACCAGCGCCCCGGGGCCTCTGTGCTCTCCAGCATTTGCGCCCCCTCAACATAGGCGGCGGGCGCTGGCTTGATCGGTTTCGTGATGGTGAGGCCGCCGAGCTTTTCAAACTCCCGGGCGTCCTGGGCTGTCATTACAAGTGCTTTCATGGTATAGCAATCTCCTTTCCGAAATGATGTTTTGTTACTGCAATCGGAAATTCCTCAATCTCGCTCGCCCACAAGCAACTCCCCGGGCCGTTGAGCCGTTCCCACAAAAGAGGAAAGCCTCCGATCCCGTCAAATAGGCTCGCCATAGTTGCGGCCCGCTCATAACAAGCGCAAAGTCTTTTTAATACCCACGCCCACGGCGGAAGGGCAATAGAATTTCCTAAAGCCTTATATCTTGCGGCGTCGGTACACTCCCGCCGCTTTCCTTTGCTATCCGTCCACGGTCCTATATTGGTCCATCCATCCGGGTAGCCCTGGAGCCGCTCACACTCCAAAGGAGTGAGGCGGCGGCAAACGCTCCCGTCGCAAATTTGCCGCGAATTTGTACGCCCTCCCGCGCCCGGGTTCGTGAGCGCATACATTACATTTTCCAGCGTCTCGCAATTTCGACCGCCCTCACGGCCCCGCTCCGTAAATGCAATAATCAGCCTTTCATTTCCGCTTAATATCGTCGGAGATACTCCTTTCAATATTTCCGCGTTCGCCCGTGCCGTTGCCATTACAAGCGGTTCCTGTTGTGTGGCTGCCAGTTCCCGGCAATCTATGACGGCGGTCGTTTGTTCTGCGGATAGCGTCGGCGCTCGCTCGACCTCAAAGCCAATATTCCCCGCTTTTGCTCCAGCCTTGTGCTTGAATCCGGCCACAATAGGTAAAGCTCCATGTGACTGTGCTCGAAGCGTTTCTGTCACTTCTCCGCAATATAGCCCTCTGTTTGTTATGCTTTCAAGTGTCTGAGCGGCTGTCTTGACAACAATATTAGGCCCCCGATCCAGACACGGACTCCCGTCATATCGCGCGGTCAAGGCTCTTGCGATTGTCGGATAAGCGCCGCCTCCAGTTCCTCCGGGAGCGGTTTCCCCCGGCGCTCCGCCCTCGCCAAAATCCCTCGACACGCTTTTGCGGATAAAGAGTATTTCGGGGGCGGCGTGTCCTCCAAAATCTGCGACAAGCGCGATCCTACGGCGACGCTGGGGGACTCCCCAAAACTGCGCGTCGAAAACTCGATAGGCGACGGACCATCCGTCCCCGATCCATGCGTCAGCCAGAGGCCAGCGTCCTTTTGGAGGTAATGGAATGTCGGGGGCGTCCGGCTCCGCAATCCTGATTGTTTCTTCAAGGACCGCCCGGAAATCTTCTCCTCCGTTTGAACTGAAAGCCCCGGGCACATTCTCCCATAGCATGAAACGGGGCCGAATAAACTGGCCTGTCCGTCCTCGTTGTATATCTGCATTTCGTAACTCCTTAATCAGCCGAATTTGATCCATAAAGAGACCGCTCCGCGCTCCAGCGAGGCCCGCCCGTTTTCCCGCTATGCTCAAGTCCTGGCAAGGGCTGCCGCCGATCACGCAATCCACGGGCGGCGCGGTATAGCCGGAAATCTTTGTAATATCTCCAAGGTGTATCATGTCCCCCTCCCTCTCCGCCGGAATCGGGCGGCCTCCGGGCAAGTTTTCCAATGCGGGACAAAGGCAACCTCAAGCCCCGGTTTTTCCTCCTCCGGTCTTGCCCGCCGCCCGAGGAGGACCGCGCCCTCGTCTGTGACAAAGCGGTCCAGGCCGTCCCCCTCAATGATGAACACGGGCTCCGGGTCGACGGGCATATATTTTCCCTCTGTGGTGGTGATCCAGTCAATCGGGGCCCCGCACCCTTTACAAGTGCTCACGGGCTCGCCTCCTTTCCGCCGATCGTGATAACCAGGACCGGGGCCGGGTCGTCGCTCGGCCATACCTCCGGCCATTCGTCCAGGTCCAGGGCGAGGCGTTCGACCACGTTGTCCCCGCATACCTCCACGCAACGGGTAGAGCGGAGCTCCTGGGCCGTCCCTCCGGCCACGCCCTCGCACTCATGCGGGCCCATACGGTGGACTATAAAGACGCGGTCCCGCTCCTGGAGGACGGCGAGGAGGGCGGCCAGCGTCACGCAATCCCGCCGAGTTTCGGCCATTTCTTGACCGCCTCCTCTCTCAAAGCCTCCGCCGCCGCGGCCCCGAAAAGCTCGAAAACCGTCCGGGAGGTGTTCGCCGCCGAGTGCTCCGCCCTGATATGCTCCGGCGATCCCTCCGGGTAGAGGGCGAGGTCCGCCGCCGCGAGGAGGAAATACCCCCGGAGGGTGGTTAAAATGTTGTCGCCGAGTGTTTTCATAGATCGTCGTCCTCCTCCATAAGCTCCGCGAAATCGTCAAAGGTGAGTTGCCCCGGGAGGACCCCGTCCTCCATCCACCAATGAAAAACGTCAAGCCCGGTTGTCCCGATTCTCCATGATCCGTCTACCTTTCCGCGGCGGATACGCTCCTCTATCATGCGTTCAAATGCTCGAATATAGGCCGCCTGATAGGTCGGATATAGGGCAAACTCCCTTTGTCTCCTCGCCGTCCCCGCCATAGGGCAACCAATACACCCCACGCGGGAGAATCCGCATTGATAAAGGGGGTTTATCTGGAGTTTTTCGGACTCTATGTAATCCCAAACTTCCCCGTCGGTCCAGTCAATGATCGGGTTACACGTCCTTTTGGCCTTGAGTGTGCAAGTCTCAAAGAGGCGGCGGCGGTCGTCGTTGTCATTGTTTAATATGATCCGCTTTTCCTTGTCTGGCGGTGACGCCTCGTAAATCCCCCGGTTCTTTTTCCGCTTTACGGACTCTGCCCAACGGACCCCCGTCGTTATAAAGCGCCCGTTTCCGCCCCGCTCCTTTAAGATGGAGCAACAATAACGGGCGACCCTTGTCGGCGGCATGAGCTTTTGAGGAATCAGGCTCCACATTGTCACGCGCTGGCCTTTGTAGACCGGGAAATTTATCGTACATTTGACGCCCTTCCCCTCCAGGCGGTGGAAGTCCTCGCGGACAAAACGGACGGTCTCCGGGGCGTCAACGGTGGTATGGTTGTGCATAGCCTCGAACGGTATCCCGGCCCGCTCGGCCAGGGCAACACATACGGCGGAGTCCTTCCCGCCGCTGGTTGTTACCACGAGCGGCGTCTCGTAGTGCTTTAGGGACATTTCCGAGGCCATTCGGAGGCGCTCTATCGCGGTCCGTTCTTTATCCATGCTAAAACGCCCCCAAAAGCCCCGGGGCCTCTCCGATTTTATACAGCGTCCCCCGGCTCGTCTCGCAAGCGGTCCCGTCCTCCGCCGCCTCCTGTTCGAGCCAATCGCGCCATGAGCGGCCCGCCCACTCCTCGCTCGGCATTTTGAGATCAAGGGAGCACCCCTCCGCCTCCAGGGCGTCGTCTACGACCATTTCCAAAAATTCCTCAAGGATAAAAGGCTTTTGCGTCAAAATTTCAAAGTTTGTCACGGTATAGCAATCTCCTTTCCGGTCAGTTTGCCGCGGCCCGCTCGCCCCGGCTCTTGATGTTCCTCTCAAAGGTCCGCTGTGCGACCTCGGCGCTATACACCCGCCGACCGTACTCGTCTACGGTCCCGTTGTAGCCGTTCTGGAGTTCGCGGTAAATTGTGGCTACATGGTATCCGACTTTCTCGGCAATCACCGCCGCCGGAGCGCCCCCGTTGTGTAGTCTCTCAATTTCCGCCCGCTCACTCGGCCCGAGATAGCGGAGTTTCCGGCCCATGTTCCCCGGCCTCCTTCCCTAAAACATAAAAAAATTGAAGTGCGTCGAGCTCTTTCGAGCTTTCGCACTTCAATGGTAAATCAACATGCGCCGTTTGTCAAGAGAAATGCGAAAAATTTTATAAATTTTTTAGCACAATGCGGGGAGGCCAGGAAAGGCGGCGGCGAAAAGCTCCGCCGCAGTATGGAATCCGAACATTTTCCGAGGATAGTTATTGATCCATTCTGTCGTCTCCCGGAGCTTTTTCCGGGAGACTTTCTTAAAGTCCGTCCCTTTCGGGTGGCGGCGGCGGGTCATGCCGTTTTGTTTCTCATTGGAGCCCCGTTCGCTGGAGCTGTACGGATGGCAATAATAGACCGTCGTCCTCTTTTCTCCCGGGCGTAGACAAGACCGCTCCATACCCTCCACGTCCGCAAACTCGGAGCCGTTGTCAACGGTGATCGAACGGAACACGACCGGGAACAAAGCCCCGAGTTTCCGCTCCAGGCGGTCCAGGGCGGCAACGACCATTTTCGCCTCGCCCGTTTTAATTTTTATGTTTATTTGGTTCCTTGTGACGCGGCCAGTCAGGGCGAGGACCCGCTCCAGACTCCCGTCCTTGGCGCTCTCTACTGTGTCCATTTCCCAATGCCCGACCTCCTCCCGGGCGTTGATCTCCCTGGGTCGCTCCTCTATGCTCTTACCCCTGCAATTCCGAGCGGCCCTTGGCTTTTGCTTTTCTTTCTTTTTGCCCTGGTTCCGTTTAATGGGGAGGTCTGCGCTTGAAATGCCCGGTATAATCCCCATTTCGATATAGCGGTAAAGGGTCCGGGGCGATATTTTAGTATCAAATTCCATCCCTTTAACCGCAATTTCCCCGAGGGCGGCCTCCGGGGACCGATAGCCGTCCTTTAGGACCTCTCCGAGGTAGTTTGCCAGCTTGTGGTCCTTCCCGATCTTGAGGTCCGGGCCCTTGCCGGAGAATGTGGCCTCGTATTTCTCCCGGGCAATCTCGGGTATATAGCACTCATAATCTATGAGGTCCGTCGTGCGCTGGACGCCGAGGCCCCGCTTGATCTCCCGGTAAATAGTGGAGACGTGCCGCCCGATCTCGTCGGCTATCTTTTGGGGGGGCCATCCATCCTTGAGGCGGGTTTCAATTCGTAGCCGCTCCCTCCAGGTCAAATGTTTATAATGCTTTCCCATAACGCAAGCCTCCAATATATAAAAATCCCCGCTCGACCACTGGCCGGGCGGGGTTGTGTTTATATCAGGTCCCGAGGGTGTACGCCAAGGGCGTCCGCAAGGGCGAGGGCGTTCTTTAGGGAGGTATTCTCCACTTTTGAGGTCCCGCCCTCTATCCCTTGTATTTGCCGGATACCTACGCCGGATAGCTCCGCAAGCTCGCGGAGCCCGAGCCCCCGCTCGGCCCGGAGTTTTGCGAGTTTGCTTGTGCTGGCCGTTGTTCCCTTTCTCATGCTGTCCGCCTCCCTTGTGTTTGTGCCTCTTATATTACGCTAATTTTACCACAAAGTCAAGCCCCAAAAATCCGCCGGGGGAAATTCTTCCCGCGGCGGGTGTTTCTATCCCGATCCGATCAGCCAGTCCGCCGAGACGGCGAAAATTTTCGTTAAGGCGAGGAGTTCATAGTCGGTCACAAGGCGGGAGCCGCTTTCGATCCGGCTTATTACGTCCTGTTCCATAATGACGCCCTCTGTGGTCATTTTCGCCGCAAGGGCAGACTGTGACAATCGGGCCCGGAGGCGTAGTTCTCGGACGCGGTCCCCGGATATGTTCCCCTTTCCCTCAAACTGGAATTTTTTCACGGTTCCGCCTCCTTGCTATGGAAATACCCCATATTTTAATTGACTTTAACATGAAAAAGCCCCCTACTCATGGTAATATTACATAGCTTATCAAAAGAAAAGGCGTACCAAAAGCAAAGAAAAGGGCCGGAGGCGTTACCCTCCAGCCCTTTTTTCTACTGCTTGCCCTCCCGGGCGTCGTGATATGTGGCCGCCACGACCACGGCCTTGAGCGTCTCCTTGCGGAGGTTGAGGTCCGTCTCGCATACCTCCGCCGGGGTTCCGCCGTTCACGGCTCCGGCCTCCAGGAGCGCCGCTGCGGTGGGTTTCCAGTATTCCGGGACGTCCTTCAAATCCTTATAGACCGGGTTTTCCTCGTCGAGGACCTCCCGGACGGTCTCCCGGATCAGGGCCTTTAATTCCTCTTTGCTCATGTTCTCGATCTCCTCCTCATAGTTGATATAGGGGATTTTCCCCCACTTGGTCCACTTGCGGGCGTTGTATCCGGCCTTTGTCCCGATATTGGAGACGGCGGTCACTTGGACCTTGTTCCTCCATTTCGGAGTACATTCGACCGCGAGGCCGTCCCCGATATATACCCCAATATGCCCCTTTACCCATACCGCCGCCCCGGGGACGATCCGGGAGAAATCGGTGGAGACCTCCTTACAAATTTTAATCATGCCGTCCGCCGACACGTCCGGGCAAGCCCCCGCCGCAAATGCCGCCGCGGTCGGGTAGGCCGCGCCGCCGTATCTTTTGGAGGCGTCCCCGCTCCAGCCCCACAAAATCCCTTTTATGAGGTTGACGCAATCAAAGCCGAATGTATCGGCGGAGGCGGCGTTGATCCGTGCCTTTTGTGCCTCGCTTGTATTGTAGGCGTGATTTTTGGTATATCTCGCCTTGTTCTCCGGCGTCATAGGGGCCCCAAAGCACCCCATGATATAAAGGGTTTTGAAATTCCCCGCCACGGTGAGGAGCTTGTCCACAAACACGCCGGAGGGCATGAGGCCGGAGGTGTCCGCCGGAGCGTATCGGTCAAAGTAGGTTTTCCCGTACCCGGCGCGGCGGGCCCGGGCGGCCTCTCCCTGGTCGGCGGGCCGCTCAAACTGGAGGAGGACGGCGTCGGAGGCGGTTCGGACGTCCTGTGCGCTTTTCAGCGTGGAGAGGACGCCCTTGTAACTCCCGGCGAGCTCCTGGAGCAAAAAACCGACCTGTGCCTCCAGGTCCCCCACGGACCGACCCGCCGCCCGGACATAGGCCAGGAGGGCCGCCTTTCTGGTCTTATGGGTCCACTGTGCGAGGCCATACCCCGCGCCGTCCCCGGCGAAATTGGTATAGGTTCCGGCGTCCACGGCGGCGGTATAGGCGGCGTCTGTGAGGCCGAGCTTTTTCTCGTGGGTGTTTTGCAAGTTCGCCGGGTTGAGGCCGCTCTCGGCGTAAAGGTTCCCCATGAGCCCCGCCGCCCCCGCGGGCGTCAAGCCCGCGGCGGTGAGGCGGCTCCAGATATATTTTTCTCTTTCTGCCCCTGTCATTTCAGCAGCTCCTCCCCCTTATTTTCCGTTGTGCTTTTCAGCTTTTCAATCAATGCCACAAGGAAAGACGGGAGCGGGACGCCGATCTGCGAAATGTTCTCAAGGATCGAAATACACTCATTGAGAACGAGCCAGATTGTCACGAGGAGGCCGAAAAAGAAGAATCCGCCGAAATCGACCCCGATCTGGCCCGCCGCCGTCTGTACCACCCAATCGGCCACAATCGCCACGACGACGGCCAGGAGATAGGCGGCCTTTTTTACAATCCCCATAATTCCCACGCGGGAACAAAGCTCGCCCCGGGTCCATGCCCGGACCATGCCGGAGATATAGTCCACGACCATAACGAGGAAAAGGACCGCCACGGGGAGGGCGAGTTCCTGGAAGTATGCCGCGGCTCCGGCCACGGCGGCGGCGATCACGCCACGAAAAATATTTTCTTTCATTGTCTTTTGTTCCTCCTTCTTAAAGCTCGGCCTTTATGGCCGCCACAATATCCGCCTTGAGGGTTTTCCCGGCGAGGCTGATCCCGTGCTCCTTGGCGTATTCTTTGAGTTGGGGGATCGTCATAGCCTCCAGGTCCGCGGCCTCCGCCGCTGCGGGCGCGGGCCTGTCCGGGAGGCTCCAGGCGTCCGGGTCGTCGTCCGGGCCGAAACTCGTCTCCCGGATACACTCCCGGACGGTCCCGTCTGTCCAAACCATATACTCGCCCGCCTTATATGTATCATGGGCCCCCTGGACCTCCACAAAGGGGCGGGCGGTCTCCGGCGTGTTGCCGTGGAGCGGCCTCCAGAATGTGCGCCACGCGGTCCCCTCCGGGGAAATGTCCGGGTAAACCGCGCTGTCGTGCTCCTGGAAACACTCCCACGTCTGGCCGCCCGCGTTCCGCACGTCCCCGACCTTATAGGCGGCCCCGGGGCTCCAGTCCTCATAAAGGGCGGAGACCGCGATCCTCTGGCCGTCGTCGAGGTCCAGCCCCGGCAACGTCAGGCGGGCGATCTTTGCGGCGGCGATCGTGGCCTCCGGGCCCATGCGCTGGACGGTCGCGGCAACGGGGAGGGTGTGGTCCACCTCCACAAGGACGCTCTCCAGCTCGTACCATTCATAGAAAAAGCCTCCTTCCTGGGCCTCGTGAATCAGGGCCCCGATTATGCACTCGTAAACGCTCCTTTTGTCCTCCTGTGCTCTTGTGAAGGATACGACGGGGTCCAATACCTGGATCGCCTCGTCGGATTTAATACGGAGGTAGCGGCGGGGCCGCCCGCCGTCCCTCATTATGCCGATCGTGTATTCAAGCATAGGTTTCTCCTCCTTTTGTCCGCCTCCCGGACGGCGTTTTTCAAAACTGGCCGGATCGGGAGGACGTGCTTTTCATACTGTTTCTTTCCCGCACAATGTTTAAGCTGTCCGGCCCTGGACAGAATCCCCCGGGCCTGTTTCGGGTCTACCCGCCGCCGCGCCTCGATCCGTTTACTCGCCCGTGTGCATTGTCTTTTTAGGCGGAGGAGGTTCCGCTTGCGGATCAGGGTTAAGCCCCGTTTCATGCGATACCCCACGGCGTCGACCATGCGCTTTCGGGTATTGTAGACTTGCCAATTTTCCTTTAGGCGTAGGCCCATACGGGCGAGGTATTCCATGATCGCCCGGATCGCCTTGTGGAGCCTTTTCTTGTTCGGGCCGAAAAAAGTAAAATTATCAATATACCGCCCATATCGGCGGATACCGAGCTTTTCCCGGATATAGTGGTCCAGGGGCTCAAGTACGGCGTTAGCGAGCCATTGAGAAATATAAAAGCCTATTTTGATCCCGGCCTTGATGATCTTCCATATCAGGGCGAGAAATTCCCGGTCCTTGATTTTCCTGCAAAGGAATCTCATAACCACGCGAGGAGATAGGGAATCATAGAATTTTTTAATATCCGCCTCGCCGCCGTACTTTGTCCCCTTGCGGTCTTTGTCGAGCCATTTCTCAATCGCTTTTTTCTCCCTGTGCGGGCCCCGGCCCGGGATACTCCCACAACAAAAATAATCCATGCCCCGCATAAGGATGGGCTTTAAGACTTGGACGATCATGTGGTGGATATATTGGTCCGGCCAGAGGGCGGGCTCGTTGATAATCCTGGTTTTCCCTGCGGTGGGGTCGTACCGCTCAAAGGTCCGGGCGGGTTTCGGGTGGAAGTTCCGGGCGATCTTGCAAAGCTCCTCCGCCCGTTCCTCCTTCGTCCGCTCCACCCATTGAGCGGTTTTATTGTCTTTGCGATCCTCGTTTATTTCCTCGATCGCCTGGAGGGCGTTCTCCTTTTTGCAAAGCCTCTCCATGAGGAATCCTATTCTTTTCATGTTTCGCCTCTCGGATGTAAATAAATTTTCTTATTCACCTCACGGTCTTTCAAACCAAAAAGGCTTACTAAACCATGTCCCTACGGCAATTTTTACCGAGCGGTACGGAAAAGGCTACGCGGTGAGACTATGTCTTGAATAAGTAGGCGCGAGCCGAGGTTGGCGTTGGTGTTGGCGGGCGTGTTGTTGCCGTTGAGGTAGAACGGCCCCGCGTTGGTGCCGTTGCCATAGTTGCCGCCGACATTGAGGGCCCGGACCCCGGTGTTATAATTGCAATAATCCGGGACGCGGGAGCCAAAAAGCCCGGTCGCATAGCGTAGCCAGTCCCTTTTTATTTGTATCCCTCCTTTTCGTCAATGTGTGTTTATCGTTACCTCCCCGGGGGGGGGGGCCCCCCCCGCCCCCCCCCCGGCCGCACGCTTTCCGATATCAGCACGCTGCGACGACATGCCGAACACATCATGGACATGGACGATCCGGTCATGCGCCGGCGGAACCGGATCATGGCTCACGCCATCGCCAACAGGGGCATGTTCAGCGATGATCCGGAGATTGCGCGCAACGGCCAGGAACTGGCCAGGCGCATCCGCGAACTGGCCGAACTCCGCAACAGGGCCGACCACGCCCAGGACAATC